ATGAAAAATAAAAAGCGCGTATTCATTGCGTCATCATTATCATGTGCACTTTTATTGTTATCAGCAGCAAATACAGAAGCGAATTCAGCGAATAAAGACTCACAAGACCAAACTAAGAAAGAACATGTTGATAAGGCTCAACAAAAAGAAAAGCGTAATGTGAATGATAAAGATAAAAATACACCAGGACCTGATGACATTGGTAAAAACGGTAAAGTTACAAAGCGTACTGAAACAGTATATGATGAGAAAACAAATATACTCCAAAATTTACAATTCGACTTTATCGATGATCCAACATATGACAAGAATGTCTTACTTGTCAAAAAACAAGGGTCAATTCATTCAAATTTAAAGTTTGAATCTCATAAAGAAGAAAATAATTCAAGTTGGCTAAAGTATCCAAGTGAGTATCATGTAGATTTTCAAGTGAAAAGTAATCGTAAAACTGAAATTTTAGATCAACTGCCAAAAAATAAAATTTCAACTGCGAAAGTAGACAGTACATTTTCATATAACTCAGGTGGTAAATTCGACTCGGTAAAAGGGGTTGGACGAACATCATCAAATAGCTATTCAAAAACGATTAGTTATAACCAACAAAATTACGACACAATTGCGAGCGGTAAAAATAATAACTGGCATGTACACTGGTCGGTTGTTGCGAATGACTTGAAGTACGGTGGAGAAGTGAAAAATAGAAATGATGATTTCTTATTCTATAGAAATACTAGATTATCTACTGTAGAAAATCCTGAATTGAGTTTTGCATCAAAATACAGATATCCTGCACTTGTACGAAGTGGTTTTAATCCAGAATTTTTAACTTATTTATCTAATGAAAAGTCAAATGAGAAAACGCAATTTGAAGTTACATATACACGAAATCAAGATGTTTTGAAAAACAAACCTGGTATACATTATGCACCACCAATTTTAGAAAAAAATAAAGATGGTCAAAGATTAATTGTTACTTATGAAGTTGATTGGAAAAATAAAACAGTTAAAGTTATTGATAAATACTCTGATGAAAACAAACCATACAAAGAAGGTTAAAATAGAAGGGACGGATGACAAATGATTAAACAAGTATGTAAAAATATTACTGCATGTAGTTTAGCACTATCAACAGCTTTAACTGTATTCCCAGCATCTTCTTATGCAAAAATTAATTCTGAAATTAAACAAGTATCTGAGAAGAATCTTGATGGCGAAACAAAAATGTATACACGTACTGCTACAACAAGTGATAGTCAAAAAAATATTACTCAAAGTTTACAATTTAATTTTCTTACTGAACCAAATTACGATAAAGAGACAGTATTTATTAAAGCGAAAGGTACAATTGGAAGTGGTTTGAGAATTTTAGAACCAAATGGCTATTGGAATAGTACATTAAGATGGCCTGGCTCTTATTCAGTCTCTATTCAAAACGTTGATGATAATAACAATACAAATGTGACTGACTTTGCGCCTAAAAATCAAGATGAATCAAGGGAAGTCAAATATACGTATGGCTATAAAACAGGCGGAGATTTTTCAATTAATCGTGGCGGTTTAACTGGAAATATTACGAAAGAGAGTAATTATTCAGAGTCGATTAGTTATCAACAACCTTCATATCGTACATTACTCGACCAATCTACGTCTAATAAAGGTGTAGGTTGGAAAGTAGAAGCACATTCTATCAATAATATGGGACATGATCATACGAGACAATTAACTAATGACAGTGATGATAGAGTGAAAAGTGAAATCTTTTCATTAACTCGAAACGGAAACTTATGGGCGAAAGATAATTTCACACCTAAAGATAAAATGCCTGTCACTGTGTCAGAAGGATTTAATCCAGAATTTTTAGCTGTAATGTCACACGATAAAAAAGATGAAGGTAAATCAAAATTTGTTGTACATTATAAACGATCAATGGATGAGTTTAAAATAGATTGGAACAAACATGGTTTCTGGGGCTATTGGTCTGGTGAAAACCATGTAGATAAAAAAGAAGAAAAATTATCAGCGTTATATGAAGTTGATTGGAAGACACACAACGTGAGGTTTATAAAAGTACTTAATGATAAAGAACAGAAATAAGTTTTCGCAAGTTGCCTGCTGCGTATCACGTAGTAGGTAACTTTTTATTTGTTTTGGGATAGATAGCTTGAGACACTGTATCTTTTATTATGGATAACCTAACTTGATATTGTTAGGTGCATATGAGGCATGTAGAGGTATAGTGGAAGTTAAAGAAATGAAAACAATGGGATGTCAGTTTAAAGCTAGTCATTTTATATTTTAACAATAAAAACTCGCTTCGACTTTTTAGAACGAAGCGAGTTATTAGTTAGTTGAGCACTATTTACTATAGGCTTTGATTGGGTAATGATCTGAAAAATCATTGTAAACGTAGTAATATGGGAACGCATATACATCCCATGGCTTAGGTTTTTCAGTCACAACTTCATTGACTAATTGTTTTGGTTGTTTATGATCTTTATCTGTAAATATATAGTCTAAATGTTCTGGTTTACCATTAGGATAATTATATTTCGCAATTGAATTTGATTGAGGGTCCCATGTGCTATTATGTCCTGCATATAGAACATCATTTACATTCAAGTTTTTAAGCATATCTTTGAACTCTGGAGTACCTTTATTAACATTCAAGTCGCCACCGATATATACCGTTTCATCTTTTGGGATATTTTTCTTTTTAACAAAGTCACTGATTTCTTTCATTTGTTCAGCTCTAATTTTTCGATCATGTCCAGCACCACAACGTGAATCTTCAGATTGTGTATGTGTACCAATAACGTGAACGTTCTTACCATTTTTCTCTATCTTTGTATAAACAAAGCCTTTATTACTGTCATTGTCAAATCCACAACCGCTTTTGAAAACATGTTGGATTTTTTCTTTAATAGGATATTTACTTACAATCGCTACGCCGCCATCTTCAGCAACAGTTGATGAGTAGCTACCTTCTGTTTTATCCCAACCTGATTGAGAACGACCAAGGACAGGTGTTTGGTACGGATATTCTTTTTTAACATTACTTAATAATTTGTCTGATGCACCATTATCAAATGCTTCATTAAATATGACGACATCATTATTTTTGATGTAAGAAGATTGTCCAATTAAATCAGCACGCTTATATTGACCCCAGTTTGGATACATAGAAACCTTGTAACAACAGTATTTATTGGGTTTGGAGTCCCTAATGGGTCCCTAAATTACATACTTTCTAAAATTTTAGTTGTTTTTTTGTCCTCTTCATTAAATTTTTCTTCTAACAAATGAGAATACACGGATGTAGTTATTGCTATATTTTTATGACCTAATCTTTTAGAAATGTAATGTATAGATACACCTTTTGCTAGTAAATAAGAACAATGAGTGTGTCTTAATGCGTGCGATGTAATAATTGGTATATTATTGACTCTACAGGCTGATTTCAAAGCATTATTGATAGCATGAAGGTTAATTATAGATCCGGCTTCTTTGAAAATGTAACCATCATAGCTAATTGCAAATGTACTTATGACGTCCATAATGTGTTTCATATCAGATTTAGCGATACTGATATATCTAGGGGAAGTATCGGTTTTTCGCTCGTCAATAAATATAGTGTTTTTCACTTGGTTGATATGCTCAATCTTTATATTTCTTGCACCACTGACACGACAACCCGTACAAATCATTATGAATAGCGCTAATGATGAACGAGTTCTCTTCTTTCTGACGTGATCTTTTAGTATTTCATATTCAGTTACCGAGATGAATTTTTCTTGTTCTGACTTCGTAGGTTTTCCGGCTTTATAATTAACTTTATAAGCGGGATTTTTAAAAATAAGCCCATCATATAATGCGTCATCTAAAGCTGACCGAATAGCACCGTTTGTTTTTCTTATAGTTTCTTTTGCGTGTTCTTTTGAATAATCGTTTATGAATTTCTGATAAACTTGTCTATTTATCTTTGATAACTCCATTTTACCTATTTTATGTTTTTGTATATGTTGTAATGCATTTCTATAATGACGGTAGGTATTTTCTTTAACAACAGGTTGTTTATACGTTTTAATCCAATTTTCGAAGTATTCTTCAAGAGTTATATAGTTATCTATATTAAAACCACTTCTTAACTCATTTAACTTGTCTAGTCCAGCAGAATTAGCTTCACGCTTTGTTCTAAAACCTTTCTTACGGTATCTTTTTCCTTCATACTTAAATTCATATTGCCATTTTTTACCATCGTAACAACGTGTTTTCATGCGTTCCCTCCTCAAAATTGGCAAAAAATAATAAGGGTAGGCGGGCTACCCATGAAAATTGTATAAAAAAAGACGCCTGTATAAAATACAGACGCCACTTATAGTTATAAGATTACATGGTTAATTACCAAAAATGGTAACGAATATATACGTGTTTTAAAGGATAAACCTTTAATATATTAAAATTATATCATCTTATATCAGGAATCTGCAATATATTATTATTAATTCTATTTATCAGTAACATAATATCCGAAGAATCTATTACTGGATTTTTAATTTTTTGGGGTAAAACTTTTCTTATGCGAAACTTACTAATCGGCTGGAAAGAATTTATGCAAGCGTAACTATTACCTTTTAATTTTTTTACCTTATCAATTGCTGATACTATGTTATTAATGTTTCTGTCAATTTTATTTAATTTATTTTCAATTTCTAAACTATCAGATATAAATTCACTAAAATAATCTTTAGTGATGAATTCTGTGTTGTTTTTTTGGTATTTTTTATCGAAAACTTCTTTTAATATAGCTGAATTATTTTGCGCGCTAATTAAATTTAAAAACAATCTTAAATAATACTCCCATTTCAAATCAAAATTCATCTTTAAATACTTTTTGTTTTCTTTAGAAGATAAGGGAATAACATTTACTATATCTTCCGTATTAGAATCATTTTTATTCATCACTATTGCAAAGTGTGAATTAGAGAATTCTTTATTAACGTTTATACCGAAATCTACAAAAACTATTTCTCCTTGTTTAAACTTTGGATAAAAACCTTTATGGTTTTTTTCACCTTCAAATCTCTTGAGTAAATAGTGAATATCTGAATCTAATTTTTTAAATTTTGGATTTCCAGAAGTTTTTAATTTATTAATGCGTTTTTCTATATTATGCGTCATCATTTCTCCTTTATTCTCGCTCACACTCTCACCACCATTCAACGTCTACACTTGTAGACGTTTTTTGATTAGTAAAATCATAATGAATCTTCTTTGGTTAACTTATCGCCATCTATTTTTTGTGAAATAAATTCCAAGTATTTACGCGCATTATGTGACGATAAATCTTTAGGTAACTCATAAGTGAATGGTTGATTACCACTAGTTAAAACTTCATATACTATAGTTTCTTTTTTTATTTTGCAATTAGTTATTTTCATTATAAACTTCCTTTCAAACACTGCTGAAATAGACGTCTTTTTCAAATAAGCATAATTAATACTTCAATTCTTTAATCCACATATATTTAAAAGTGAGGTAGTAGGTAATAAATATAAGACTTAAAGTTAAGATTGCTTTTTTCATGTCAATTTCTCCTTTGTTTATATTTATATTAAAGCGCCACATAGGCGCTATTAATCACATTTTAGTTCTATCGGTAATTTTAGACTCCATAACTCTTTGACGTGACTCTTTAGCTTCTCGAATCATATCTTTAAATTCTTGACTGTCTATAAAAGCTTTGGCTTCTTCTATTTGTTCTTGAGTAAGCTCTTTACCACCAGTATTGATGTGTAAGTGTTCAATTTCTTTATAAGAACTCATTTTTTCGACTCCTGTTCTTCAAGTTCACTTTTAGTTATAGGTAAACCATTATTCAACCTATAAGTCAGTTCTTCTTCTGTATAAAAGGGGATTTCAACCATTTCCCACTCTTCAATGTTAATGTCAACTTCTTTAAAATCCATGTTAAACCCTCCTGTGAAATGAATTTTCTATTATTTATAGTAATTACTTATAAAAATACAATCTTTACCTATCTCAAACTTTGTATTCTAAATGTACTCGTAATCCATAGTCTGATTCTTTAGTAACGATTTTCTCTTCTAAATAATCTAAAGTTTTATACTTACCACCATTAATATATGCGTTACAAGAAACGATGTTGTCCATATGATTGACTAATCTTGAAGCATACTCTCTAGGTACATATCCAACGTGAAATTCAGAGTATTCATTTGAAATCATAACTTTTATCGCGTTTTCATCATAAGGATTATCCGGTTCTTTTTGTAAGAATACACCAGGAATAACCTCGTAATCAGAAATTTCATACACCTTGTCTTCATAAAGTAATTCTTCTTTAAGTTCATTTCCTTTCAAATCACTATATAAGAAAAAGAAATCGTCGTTATTTTTCATTTTCTTGATAAGTTTCTTTAATTCTTTTCTACGACCTTCATAATTTAATCCTACGACGTCGAAAATTTCAACTTTAGTTTGTTCATCATCATTAATAGGTAGACAATCATTCGAGATAATTGTTTCCTTATTCTTAGATAATTGCATATAAGTTTTTAAAATTGAGATGAATCCTGTTAAAGGAGAGTTTGTTACGAAATAAACTGTTAATTTTCTATTATCGTTTAATGTTAAAAAAGCTTGGTTTTTCCAAATAGTAACAACAGTGTTATAATCTATCACCTCTGATAATGAGATTTTGAATATATAATCTTCTTCTTTCCTTATAAAACAAATCTCTTCATGTGAAATGAATATAGAACCCATTCTCCTCTTGTTTTCGTCGAATTTTATGTCGCAACTGTCGCTGATTATTGGTTCAAAGTAACTGTATTGATCTGATAATATTTTTTCATCTTGCTTTCTAGGTTTCATTTTACTACCTCCTATAAAATAACTTTTCCAACTAACCTCACACTTTCGTTATCATAAAAATATAAATCTTTATACTTTTTATTTAAAGAAACCAACGTTAATCTATTATCTTCTACATAAACTTTCTTTACGTAAGCATCTCCATTTATAATAAAGACGCCTATTTGTCCATCTTTGATAGTGTGAGATTTTTCAATGAATATAATTTGTCCGTTTTTAAATAACGGCTCCATTGAGTCTCCATTTACTTTTAAAGCTATATCATGTGCGGGGACATAACCTCTTACGAATTCTTTTGAAATAGGCTCGTTATATAATCTTTCGCCAATACCAGCTGACGCACAACCATATATATCCACTTCGGATTTTTCTTGAATGTAAGAATTGAAATCTACCAGATTATCACTGTCATTATTTTGTTCTTCTAATTGATTAGTCGCATATTTTAGTACATTGCTTTGTCTTGGAGGCGTGAGTTTACTGTATATGGAAGTGATGTCGTTATTTTCAATTTTTCTATTCTTAGAAATATCAAACCCCATAAGCCACGCTTCGTTAACGTTTAAAGCCTTTGCTAGTTCAAAGACTTTGTCTTGTTTCGCTTCATATTTTCCGTTTAAATAATCGCTAATTGAGTTTCTACCAATACCAGTCCTTCTTGATAGCTCTGATTGAGATATCTTCCGTTCAGACATAATTTGCTTTAATCTATCCTTAAAACTGTTCATATTTCTGAACACCTCCTAAGAACATAATACTACGTACAATGACGATTATCAATAATTTTTAACAAATATTGTACAGAAAAATGTATTTTATGTGTTGACTTATTTAAACAAAGGTGTTTTAATTGATTTGTACAGAAAACCGAACAAGAAGGGAGGTGAGTTTATGATATACAATTTCGATTATAGTTTGCTGTACGAAAGAATGGCAGAGTATAGATATAGCCAAAGTTCTTTAGCGAACGCAATCCCTATTTCAAGGACATCTATTAATCACAAGTTGCAAGGAAAAAATTTATTTACACAATGGGAAATAAAACGAATCTGTGAATTATTAGAAATCCCACCAACAAAAGTAGGTAGATATTTTTTTGAACAAAATGTACAGAAACCTGTACAAATGTCGTAACAGGAGGACACTATGGAACAAATCACGTTAACCAAAGAAGAGTGTGTCGAACAATGCATCAATAAAGACTTAAAACTTTTAGATTATCGAGTTCAACAAATTTTAGAAGGTGTTCTATCAGAAAGTACCACATACGGTGATGCAAGAAATAAATTAGAAACATTGAAAATTATTGCTGAATCTCATTTTAAAACCGAACATGCTTCAGTTATTTACAAATTAGCATTGAAAAAGTTAGACGAAAAAATCAACGCCACTCCAATTAAAGAGTGACGGAAAGGGAGGATTTTAAATGTTTAAGGTTTTAAATGATATAAAAACTTCTTTAAAAAACCATCCTTGGGGTTGGAAAGAGCACTTACCTTATTTGCTGATGTTAACTCTGTCACTTGTGGCTCTGATTCTCGGTGTTCTGTCCGCGATTCTATGATAACAGGCTTTATATAGATTCCTTTGTTGGTAGTGACTTTGATAGTCACATCCCATTCCCATATCACTGGATATTCTTCGAGCAAAAAGTACATTCTACACTTTCATAAGGTCCTAAAGTAAATGGAATGGAGTAGTTTTTATCTTTATATCGTATAGGTTTGAACGTTTTTTGTTCATTTACTTTATTTTTAATATCAAATTCAACTTCAATAACAGAAATGGGAAACTTTGTGAAATTAATAAATGTTATATCGTTGTAACTTGATTTGTCATCGACCAAGTAATTAAAGCTTCTGGTAGGTATAACATCGATGTTAAGAGAATCTTTCATATAGTCTAAATAATATTTAAGTGCAGTCAGTAAGAAACTAAAAATTGCGATACAAATCGCGATTATGTCCATACTTATCACCTCCTTTCACTAGGAGATAACAACATTATACACGAAAGGAAAGATAGAAATGCCACATATTTTAAACGTAACAGTTCCAATACCTGAAACACATGTACTTATCACAAAAGATGAATATGATGAGCTAATTGGTTATTCATTAGACCCTGTATGGAACATGAGTGACTTAAAGAAGAAATTAAAAATTGCATCTGATGAGACTATCAAGGACAGATTACTATTTCATCCTAGATTTGAAAAAGAACTAAGAGCGCAAGGAATTGTGCATTACCCTGATGAGAATTTTAATCGCTGGAGATTTAACGCAAGAAAGATGAATAAATTCGTCGATGAGCATTTCAATGAAATATATAAGGAGAGAATAAAATGAGCAACATTTATAAAAGCTACCTATTAGCAGTATTATGCTTCACAGTCTTAGCGATTGTTCTTATGCCATTGCTGTACTTCACTACAGCATGGTCAATTGCAGGATTCGCAAGTATCGCAACATTCATATTCTATAAGGAATACTTTTATGAAGAATGAAAAAACTGCTACTTGCGCCAACAAGTAACAATAAGTGTTCATCAAAATATACAACTTAATTAAATCAAAATATACGGAGGTAGTCAACTATGACTGAAAATATTAAAACTGAACAACATTATTACACTAAAGATTTTTCAGGATACAGAAATGAAGAAGATAACTTTGTAGCAAATCAAGAATTGACAGTAACAATCACATTGAACGAGTACAGAAAACTTATTGAAATAAAGGCTGTTAAAGATAAAGAAGAAGATACTTACAGAGGTAAGTATTTTGCGGAAGAAAGAAAAAACGAAAAATTGGAAAAAGAAAATATAAAACTAAAAAACAAAATTTATGAATTACAAAACGAAGAAGATAACGAGGAGGACGAAGAAGACAAGGAGGACGAGAACGATGTATTACAAAATTGGTGAGATAAAAAACAAAATTATAAGCTTTAACGGGTTTGAATTTAAAGTGTCTGTGATGAAGAGACATGACGGTATCAGTATACAAATCAAGGATATGAATAATGTTCCACTTAAATCGTTTCATGTCATAGATTTAAGTGAACTATATATTGCGACGGATGCAATGCGTGACGTTATAAACGAATGGATTGAAAATAACACAGATGAACAGGACAGACTAATTAACTTAGTCATGAAATGGTAGGAGGTCGCTATGAAGCAGACTGTAACTTATCTAATCAAGCATAAAGATGAAAATCTATTTATTACAAACCGACCAACCGAAGTGAACGATACAGTGAAGTATTCAACTGATATGCGAGACGCAAGAGAATTCGACGGACTAGACAAAACTGTTATTGATATGTCTAAGCACAAAGCAATCAAGAAAACAGTGACAGAAACAATTGAGTATGAGGAGGTAGAACATGACTGAGGAAAAACAAGAACCACAAGAAAAAGTAAGCATACTCAAAAAACTAAAGATAAATAATATCGCTGAGAAAAATAAAAGGAAATTCTATAAATTTGCAGTATACGGAAAAATTGGCTCAGGAAAAACCACGTTTGCTACAAGAGATAAAGACGCTTTCGTCATTGACATTAACGAAGGTGGAACAACGGTTACTGACGAAGGATCAGACGTAGAAATCGAGAACTATCAACACTTTGTTTATGTTGTAAATTTTTTACCTCAAATTTTACAGGAGATGAGAGAAAACGGACAAGAAATCAATGTTGTAGTTATTGAAACTATTCAAAAACTTAGAGATATGACATTGAATGATGTGATGAAAAATAAGTCTAAAAAACCAACGTTTAATGATTGGGGAGAAGTTGCTGAACGAATTGTCAGTATGTACAGATTAATAGGAAAACTTCAAGAAGAATACAAATTCCACTTTGTTATTACAGGTCATGAAGGTATCAACAAAGATAAAGATAATGAAGGTAGCACTATCAACCCTACTATCACTATTGAAGCGCAAGAACAAATTAAAAAAGCTATTACTTCTCAAAGTGATGTGTTAGCTAGGGCAATGATTGAAGAATTTGATGATAACGGAGAAAAGAAAGCTAGATATATTCTAAACGCTGAACCTTCTAATACGTTTGAAACAAAGATTAGACATTCACCTTCAATAACAATTAACAATAAGAAATTTGCAAATCCTAGCATTACGGACGTAGTAGAAGCAATTAGAAATGGAAACTAAAAATTAATTAAAAGGACGGTATTTAATTATGAAAATCACAGGACAAGCGCAATTTACTAAAGAAACAAATCAAGAAAAGTTTTATAACGGCTCAGCAGGGTTTCAAGCTGGAGAATTCACAGTGAAAGTTAAAAATATTGAATTCAATGATAGAGAAAATAGATATTTCACAATCGTATTTGAAAATGATGAAGGCAAACAATATAAACATAATCAATTTGTACCACCGTATAAATATGATTTCCAAGAAAAACAATTGATTGAATTAGTTACTCGATTAGGTATTAAGTTAAATCTTCCTAGCTTAGATTTTGATACCAATGATCTTATTGGTAAGTTTTGTCACTTGGTATTGAAATGGAAATTCAATGAAGATGAAGGTAAGTATTTTACGGATTTTTCATTTATTAAACCTTACAAAAAGGGCGATGATGTTGTTAACAAACCTATTCCGAAGACAGATAAGCAAAAAGCTGAAGAAAATAACGGGGCACAACAACAAACATCAATGTCTCAACAAAGCAATCCATTTGAAAGCAGTGGCCAATTTGGATATGACGACCAAGATTTAGCGTTTTAAGGTGTGGTTTAAATGCAATACATTACAAGATACCAGAAAGACAATGACGGCACTTATTCCGTCGTTGCTACTGGTGTTGAACTTGAACAAAGTCACATTGACTTACTAGAAAACGGATATCCACTAAAAGCAGAAGTAGAGGTTCCGGATAATAAAAAACTATCTATAGAACAACGCAAAAAAATATTCGCAATGTGTAGAGATATAGAACTTCACTGGGGAGAACCGGTGGAATCAACTAGAAAATTATTACAAACAGAATTGGAAATTATGAAAGGTTATGAAGAAATCAGTCTGCGCGACTGTTCTATGAAAGTTGCAAGGGAGTTAATAGAACTGATTATAGCGTTTATGTTTCATCATCAAATACCTATGAGTGTAGAAACGAGTAAGTTGTTAAGCGAAGATAAAGCGTTATTATATTGGGCTACAATCAACCGCAACTGTGTAATATGCGGAAAGCCTCACGCAGACCTGGCACATTATGAAGCAGTCGGCAGAGGAATGAACAGAAACAAAATGAATCACTACAACAAACATGTATTAGCGTTATGTCGCGAACATCATAACCAGCAACATGCGATTGGCGTTAAGTCGTTTGATGATAAATATCACTTGCATGACTCGTGGATAAAAGTTGATGAGAGGCTCAACAAAATGCTGAAAGGAGAAAACAATGGGAGAAGTATCGTGGATAAAACTTAAAGTTGGCATGTTTGATGACAGCAAAATCAAATATATCGAAGCTTTACCCGAAAGAGATACGATCATAACTATTTGGGTTAAGTTGCTAACTTTATCAGGAAAGTACAACGAACAAGGTTACATTATGCTATCTGAAAATTTGCCGTACAACGAAGAAATGTTAGCAAATGAGTTTAGCCGACCTATCAACTCGATAAGGTTAGCAATACAAACTTTTGAGACATTAGGCATGATTGAAAAAGTTAATGGTGTCATAAAAGTGACAAACTGGGAAAAGCACCAAAACATTGAAGGACTCGAGAAAATCAGGGCGCAGAACAGGTTGAGGAAACAAAAGCAACGAGAAAACAACAGAAAATTGCTAAATGGTCACGTGACGTCACGTGACAGTCACGCAACAGAAGAAGATAAAGAATTAGATAAAGAATTAGAAAGAGATAAAGAAAAAGATATAGATAAGAACTTAAGTTCAATTAATAGCGCAACTGACGTTACGCATGAGCAATTTGAGGAATGGTGGAAACTTTACGACAAGAAGAAAGATAAGAAGATGTCTTTTACTAAATTCAAATCATGCTTAAAGAAACATTCTTTTGAACAAATCATGCAAGGCACTCGAGAGTATTTAAAAACTATTACAGACAAACAATATCAAAAGTACCCCAAAACGTTCTTAACTAATGAAAGCTATATGAATGATTATAGCGAAGAGATTAAAGAAACTGGCATAGATCAATTGGAACGTATGAAGTACGACGAAAGTTATTGGGATTAGGGGGACATTATGAAACCACTATTCAGCGAAAAGATAAACGAAAGCTTGAAAAAATATCAACCTACTCATGTCGAAAAGGGATTGAAATGTAAGAGGTGTGGCAGTGAATACGACTTATATAAGTTCGCTCCTACTAAAAAACACCCGAATGGTTACGAGTATAAAGATGGTTGCAAGTGTGAAATTTATGAGGAATATAAGCGAAACAAGCAACGGAAGATAAACAACATATTCAATCAATCAAATGTTAATCCGTCATTAAGAGATGCAACGGTTAACAACTATAAGCCACAAAATGAAAAACAAGTAAAAGCTAAACAAACAGCAATAGAGTATGTACAGGGTTTCTCTACAAAAGAACCAAAATCATTAATATTGCAAGGTTCATATGGAACTGGTAAAAGCCATCTAGCATACGCTATCGCAAAAGCAGTCAAATCTAAAGGGCATACAGTTGCTTTTATGCACATACCAATGTTGATGGATCGTATCAAAGCGACATACAACAAAAATGCAGTTGAAACTACAGACGAGCTAGTCAGATTGCTAAGTGATATTGATTTACTTGTACTAGATGATATGGGTGTAGAAAACACAGAGCACACTTTAAATAAACTTTTCAGCATTGTTGATAACAGAGTAGGTAAAAACAACATTTTTACAACTAACTTTAGTGATAAAGAACTAAATCAAAATATGAACTGGCAACGTATCAATTCAAGAATGAAACACAATGCGAGAAAAGTAAGAGTAATCGGAGACGATTTCAGGGAGCGAGATGCATGGTAACCAAAGAATTTTTAAAAACTAAACTTGAGTGTTCAGATATGTACGCTCAGAAACTCATAGACGAGGCACAGGGCGATGAAAATAGGTTGTACGACCTATTTATCCAAAAACTTGCAGAACGTCATACACGCCCCGCTATCGTCGAATATTAAGGAGTGTTAAAAATGCCGAAAGAAAAATATTACTTATACCGAGAAGATGGCACAGAAGATATTAAGGTCATCAAGTATAAAGACAACGTAAATGAAGTTTATTCGCTCACAGGAGCCCATTTCAGCGACGAAAAGAAAATTATGACTGATAGTGACCTAAAACGATTTAAAGGCGCTCACGGTCTTTTATATGAGCAAGAGCTAGGATTACAAGCAACGATATTTGATATTTAGAGGTGGACGATGAGTAAATACAACGCTAAGAAAGTTGAGTACAAAGGAATTGTATTTGATAGCAAAGTAGAGTGTGAATATTACCAATATTTAGAAAGTAATATGAATGGCACTAACTATGATCGTATCGAAATACAACCGAAATTTGAATTACAACCTAAATTCGGGAAACAAAGACCGATTACGTATATAGCCGATTTCTCTTTGTGGAAGGAAGGGAAACTGGTTGAAGTTATAGACGTTAAAGGTAAGGCGACTGAAGTTGCCAACATCAAAGCGAAGATATTCAGATATCAGTATAGAGATGCGAATTTAACGTGGATATGTAAAGCGCCTAAATACACAGGTCAAGAATGGATGGTATATGAGGACTTAGTGAAAGTCAGACGTAAAAGAAAAAGAGAAATGAAGTGATTTAATGCAACAACAAGCATATATAAATGCAACGATTGATATAAGAATACCTACCGAAGTTGAATATCAGCATTTTGATGATGTGGATGATGAAAAAGATGCACTGGCAGATTACTTATATAACAATCCTAACGAAATACTAGAGTATGACAATTTAAAAATTAGAAACGTAAATATAGAGGTGGAATAAATGGCAAGAATTACCAAAGAAACAAAAACTGTAAGCGACGGTTATTCAAGAGAAGACCGAGAAACGACATTGAACTATGATTACGAAAATCAAGAATGGATTGCTTACTCATCGGTACCGACACATATTACTAGAATGACAAAGTTGTACGGCGATGATGTAGAGGTATTGGAACGATTAGAATCTGGGACTGCGGTATTGGTTAGGGCGAAACTACCTAAAAGCGCAATAGGTTTTAGAAAATTAATGTCTGAAGAGCGACGACAAGAATTATCTGAGAGAGCAAAAAGAGCTTTTGGTCATTAGTGCTCGTGAATATAGGGCGAAAAACGACCAAAAAGACACACTAATACTTTTTAGGATAAATAACATCCGGAGAAAAAAACATGAGCTTTAAAAATTTTAACACAGGATAAATACAGAGGTGGAATAAATGAGTATCGTAAAGATTAACGGTAAACCATATAAATTTACCGAACATGAAAATGAATTGATAAAAAAGAATGGTTTAACTCCAGGAATGGTTGCAAAAAGAGTACGAGGTGGCTGGGCGTTGTTAGAAGCCTTACATGCACCTTATGGTATGCGCTTAGCTGAGTATAAAGAAATTGTGTTATCCAAAATCATGGAACAAGCTAGACTCGAACGCAAATTGGAAAGAGAGCGAAAGAGAGAGGCTGAGCTAAGAAGAAAGAAGCCACATTTGTTTAATGTACCTCAAAAACATTCACGTGATCCGTACTGGTTCGATGTCACTTATAACCAAATGTTCAAGAAATGGAGTGAAGCATAATGAGCATAATCAGTAACAGAAAAGTAGATATGAACGAAATACAAGACAATGTTAAGCAACCAGCGCACTACACATACGGCGACATTGAAATTATAGATTTTATTGAACAAGTTACGGCACAGTACCCACCACAATTAGCATTCGCAATAGGTAATGCAATCAAATACTTGTCAAGAGCGCCGTTAAAAAACGGACACGAGGATTTAGCAAAGGCGAAGTTTTACGTCCAAAGAGCTTTTGATTTGTGGGAGGGTTAACTATGGCAACTCAAAAACAAGTTGAATATGTGATGTCATTACAGGAACAACTGGAATTGGAAGACTGCGAAAAATATACAGACGAACAAATTAAAGCAATGAGTCATAAAGAAGTTAGCAATGTGATTGAAAACTATAAGACAAGCATAAGGAACGAAGAGCTATATGATGAATGCATGTCGTTTGGTCTACCTAATTGTTAAAAGGAGTGATGACTATGACAGATAACGCACGCAAAGAATACCTAAATCAATTCTTTGGATCTAAGAGATATCTGTATCAGGATAACGAAGGAGTGGCACATATCCATGTAGTAAACAGCACTTATTACTTTCACGGGCATATCGTACCAGGTTGGCAAGGCGTTAAAAAGACATTTGATACTGCTGAAGAGCTCGAAATATATATAAAGCAACATGGTTTGGAATACGAGGAACAGAAGCAACTAACTTTATTTTAGAGGAGATATAAACAATAAAATTTTATGGAGGAAGACACTAATGAATAACCGCGAACAAATTGAACAATCAGTGATCAGTGCTAGTGCGTATAACGGCAATGACACAGAGGGATTGCTAAAAGAGATTGAGGACGTGTATAAGAAAGCACAAGCGTTTGATGAAATACTTGAGGGTTTACCTAATGCTATGCAAGATGCACTCAAAGAAGATATTGGTCTTGATGAAGCAGTAGGGATTATGACGGGGCAAGTGGTCTATAAATATGAGGAGGAGCAGGAAAGTGACTAACACATTACAAGTAAAACTATTATCAGAAAATGCTAGAATGCCCGAACGAAATCATAAGACGGATGCAGGTTATGACATATTCTCAGCTGAAACTGTCGTACTTGAGCCACAAGAAAAGGCAGTGATCAAAACAGATGTAGCTGTAAGCATACCAGAGGGCTATGTCGGACTATTAACTAGCCGTAGTGGTGTAAGTAGTAAAACGCATTTAGTGATTGAAACAGGCAAGATAGACGCGGGATATCACGGCAATTTAGGGATTAATATCAAGAATGACGCTATTGCATCGAATGGTTATATCACACCAGGTGTTTTTGATATTAAAGGAGAAATCGATTTGAGTGACGCCATAAGACAATATGGAACTTATCAAATCAACGAAGGCGACAAACTAGCTCAATTGGTTATCGTGCCTATATGGACACCTGAACTAAAGCAAGTGGAGGAATTCGAGTGTGTTTCAGAACGTGGAGCAAAAGGCTTCGGAAGTAGCGGAGTATAAAGACATCTTAGATCGAGTCAAGGAGGTTTTGGGGAAGTGAGCGACATGTTAGAAATATTTTTAATAGGGTTTGGCGTTTATCTCTTTTATCGCATAGCAATTATTTTTCTTAAGAGTAAAAAGACTATACACACAAACATATATGAAATGTTAATGCTTGCTACTATCTTTATGATATCTACATTTGCTTATAAACATCAAAAGACGCATATCTTAATAGCATTTTTAGTAATGTTTTTTATGAGTAAGCTCAAACAAGTTCAAGGGAGCTATGAGGAATGACACAATACTTAGTCACAACATTCAAAGATTCAACAGGACAACCACATGAACATTTTACTACTGCTAGAGATAATCAGACGTTTACAGTTGTTGAGGCAGAGAGTAAAGAAGAAGCTGAGCGCAAATACGAGGCACAAGTTAAGATAAGGAGAGATGGAGATGCCAAAGAAAACGGTAACGATTGATGTAGATGAAAACTTATTAGTAGTAGCTAGTAATGAAATATCAGAACTATTATATGAATATGACAGTGAGTTAATGTCAGCTGATGAAGATGGCGATAATAGAGATATCGAAGAAAAAAGAGACGCATTAAAACAAGCTATACAAATTATCGATAAATTAACATGGGGTGTTTAGTGGTGGTTAAAGAAATTTTGAGACTATTATTCTTACTAGCGATGTATGAGTTAGGTAAGTATGTAACTGAGCAAGTATATATTATGATGACGGCTAATGATGATGTAGAGGCGCCGAGTGATTACGTCTTTCGAGCGGAGGTGAGTGAATAATGAGAATATTTATTTATGATTTGATCGTTTTGCTGTTTGCTTTCTTAATATCCATATATATTATTGATGATGGAGTGATAATAAATGCATTAGGAATTTTTGGTATGTATAAAATTATAGATTCCTTTTCAGAAAATATTATAAAGAGGTAGATAAAAATGAACGAGCAAATAATAGGAAGCATATATACTTTAGCAGGAGGTGTTGTGCTTTATTCAGTTAAAGAGATTTTTAGGTATTTTACAGATTCTAACTTACAACGTAAAAAAATCAATTTAGAACAAATATATCCGATATATTTAGATTGTTTTAAAAAGGCTAAAAAGATGATTGGAGCTTATATTATTCCAACAGAACAGCATGAATTTTTAGATTTTTTTGATATTGAAGTCTTTAATAATTTAGATAAGCAAAGTAAAAAAGCGTATGAAAATGTTATTGGATTTAGACAAATGATTAATTTATCAAATAGAGTTAAGGCAATGGAAGATTTTAAGATGAGTTTCAACAATGAATTTAGTACAAATCAGATTTTTTTTAATCCTTCTTTTGTTATGGAAACAATTGCTATTATAAATGAATATCAAAAAGATATATCTTATTTAAAAAATATAATTAATAAAATGAATGAAAATAGAGCTTATAATCATATTGATAGTTTTATCACTTCAGAGTACCGACGAAAAATAAACGATTATAATCTTTATCTTGATAAATTTGAAGAACAGTTTAGTCAAAAGTTTAAAATAAACAGAACTTCGATAAAAGAAAGAATTATTATTAATTTAAACAAGAGGAGATTTAAATGATGTGGATTACTATGACTATTGTATTTGCTATATTGCTATTAGTTTGTATCAGTATTAATAGTGATCGTGCAAGAGAGATACAAGCACTCAGATATATGAATGATTATCTACTTGATGAAGTAGTTAAAACTAAAGGATACAACGGGTTAGAAGAATACAGGATTAAATTAAAGCGAATGAATAACGATATTAAAAAGTAATTTATATTATCGGAGGTATTGCATTGAATGATAAAGATTGAGAAACACGATATCAAAAAGCTTGAAGAATACATTCAGCACATCGATAACTATCGAAGAGAGTTGAAGATGCGAGAATATGAATTACTTGAAAGTCATGAACCAGATAATGCGGGAGCTGGCAAAAGTAATTTGCCGGGTAATCCGATTGAACGATGTGCAATAAAGAAGTTTAGTGATAACAGGTACAATACATTAAGAAATATAGTTAACGGTGTAGATAGATTGATAGATGAAAGTGATGAGGATACGCTTGAGTTATTAAGGTTTAGATATTGGGATTGTCCTATTGGTTGTTATGAATGGGAAGATATAGCACATTACTTTGGTACAAGTAAGACAAGTATATTACGTAGAAGGAATGCACTGATCGATAAGTTAGCAAAGTATATTGGTTATGTGTAGCGGACTTTTACCCTATGTAAGTCCGCATTAAAACAGTTTATTATGTTAGTATCAGATTAATATTTAAAGTTATTAAATGCTAATACGACGCATGAACAAGAGGCGCATTACTATGTGATGTGTCTTTTTATTTATGAGGTATGAACATGTTCAAACTAATTGTAAATACATTACTACACATCAAGTATAGATGCGTCTTGATACTACTTAAGTTATATAAGGTGAAACATTATGATGACTAAAGACGAACGTATACGATTCTATAAGTCTAAAGAATGGCAAACAACAAGAAAAAGAGTACTAGAAAGAGATAATTATGAATGTCAACAATGTAAGAGAGACGGCAAGTTAACGACATATGACAAAAGCAAACATAAGTCGTTGGATGTAGATCATATATTATCGCTAGAACATCATCCGGAGTTTGCTCATGACTTAAACAATTTAGAAACACTGTGTATTAAATGTCACAACAAAAAAGAAAAGAGATTTATAAAAAAAGAAAATAAATGGAAAGACGAAAAATGGTAAATACCCCCGGGTCAAAAAAATCAAAAGCGATCAAAATACTTGGGGAACGGGCAGGGGCTCGACTTCGCGATAATTTTAAAAATCCATGTATAACCCCCCCTCTTATAACCATTTTAAGGCAGGTGATGAAATGGAGATTATAGTTGATGAAAACTTAGTGCTTAAAGAAAAAGAAAGGCTGCAAGTATTATATAAAGACATACCTAGCAATAAATTAAAAGTAGTTGATGGTTTAATTATTCAAGCAGCAAGGCTACGTGTAATGCTTGATTACATGTGGGAAGACATAAAAGAAAAAGGTGACTATGATTTATTTACTCAATCTGAAAAGGCGCCACCATATGAAAGGGAAAGACCAGTAGCCAAACTATTTAATGCTAGAGATGCTGCATATCAAAAAATAATCAAACAATTATCGGATTTATTGCCCGAAGAGAAAGAAGACACAGAAACGCCATCTGATGATTACCTATGATTAGTAATAAATACGTTGATGAATATATAAATTTGTGGAAACAAGGAAAGATAATTTTAAATAAAGAAAGAATTGATCTCTTTAATTATCTACAAAAACATATATATTCACGAGATGATGTATATTTTGATGAACAGAAAATCGAGGATTGTATCAAATTTATTGAAAAATGGTATTTTCCAACATTACCATTTCAAAGGTTTATCATAGCTAATATATTTCTTATAGATAAAAATACAGATGAAGCTTTCTTTACAGAATTTGCTATTTTCATGGGACGTGGAGGCGGGAAAAACGGTCTAATAAGTGCTATTAGTGATTTTCTTTCTACGCCCTTACACGGAGTTAAAGAATATCACATCTCCATTGTTGCTAATAGTGAAGATCAAGCAAAAACATCGTTTGATGAAATCAGAACCGTTTTAATGGATAACAAACGAAATAAGACGGGTAAAACGCCAAAAGCTCCTTATGAAGTTAGTAAAGCAAAAATAATAAACCGTGCAACTAAATCGGTTATTCGATATAACACATCAAACACAAAAACCAAAGACGGTGGACGTGAGGGGTGTGTTATTTTTGATGAAATTCATTATTTCTTTGGTCCTGAAATGGTAAACGTCAAACGTGGTGGATTAGGTAAAAAGAAAAATAGAAGAACGTTTTATATAAGTACTGATGGTTTTGTTAGAGAGGGTTATATCGATGCAATGAAGCACAAAATTGCAAGTGTATTAAGTGGCAAGGTTAAAAATAGTAGATTGTTTGCTTTTTATTGTAAGTTAGACGATCCAAAAGAAGTTGATGACAGACAGACGTGGGAAAAGGCGAACCCAATGTTACATAAACCGTTATCAGAATACGCTAAAACACTGCTAAGTACGATTGAAGAAGAATATAACGATTTACCATTCAACCGTTCAAATAAGCCCGAATTCATGACTAAGCGAATGAATTTGCCTGAAGTTGACCTTGAAAAAGTAATAGCACCATGGAAAGAAATACTAGCGACTAATAGAGAGATACCAAATTTAGATAATCAAATGTGTATTGGTGGTTTAGACTTTGCAAACATTCGAGATTTTGCAAGTGTAGGGCTATTATTCCGAAAAAACGATGATTACATTTGGTTAGGACATTCGTTTGTAAGACAAGGGTTTTTGGATGATGTCAAATTAGAACCTCCTATTAAAGAATGGGAAAAAATGGGATTATTGACCATTGTCGATGATGATGTCATTGAAATTGAATATATAGTTGATTGGTTTTTAAAGGCTAGAGAAAAATATGGGCTTGAAAAAGTCATAGCTGATAATTATAGAACTGATATTGTAAGACGTGCGTTTGAGGATGCTGGCATAAAACTTGAAGTACTTAGAAATCCAAAAGCAATACATGGATTACTTGCACCACGTATCGATACAATGTTTGCGAAACATAACGTAATATATGGAGACAATCCTTTGATGCGTTGGTTTACTAATAATGTTGCAGTAAAGGTTAAACCCGATGGTAATAAAGAATATATTAAAAAAGATGAAAATAGAAGAAAAACCGATGGGTTCATGGCTTTTGTTCACGCATTATATAGAGCAGACGATATAGTAGACAAAGACATGTCTAAAGCGCTTGATGCATTAATGAGTATAGATTTCTAATAGAGGAGGTGAGACATGAGTATTCTAGAAAAGATATTTAAAACTAGGAAAGATATAACATATATGCTTGATTTAGATATGATAGAAGATCTATCACAACAAGCGTATGTGAAACGTTTAGCGATTGATAGTTGTATTGAATTTGTTGCGCGAGCTGTCGCTCAAAGTCATTTTAAAGTATTGGAAGGTAATAGAATTCAAAAGAATGATGTTTACTACAAGTTAAATATAAAACCAAATACTGACTTATCAAGCGATAGTTTTTGGCAACAAGTTATATATAAACTAATTTATGATAACGAGGTTTTAATCGTAGTAAGTGACAGCAAAGAATTACTTATCGCAGATAGCTTTTACAGAGAAGAGTACGCTTTGTATGATGATATATTCAAAGATGTAACGGTTAAAGATTATACTTATCAACGTACTTTCACAATGCAAGAGGTCATATATTTAAAGTACAACAACAATAAAGTGACACACTTTGTAGAAAGTCTATTCGAAGATTACGGGAAAATATTCGGAAGAATGATAGGTGCACAATTAAAAAACTATCAAATAAGAGGGATTTTGAAATCTGCCTCTAGCGCATATGACGAAAAGAATATAGAAAAATTACAAGCGTTCACAAATAAATTATTCAATACTTTTAATAAAAATCAACTAGCAATCGCGCCTTTGATAGAAGGTTTTGATTATGAGGAATTATCTAATGGTGGTAAGAATAGTAACATGCCTTTTTCTGAATTGAGTGAGCTAATGAGAGATGCAATAAAAAATGTTGCGTTGATGATTGGTATACCTCCAGGTTTGATTTACGGAGAAACAGCTGATTTGGAAAAAAACACGCTTGTATTTGAGAAGTTCTGTTTAACACCTTTATTAAAAAAGATTCAGAACGAATTAAACGCGAAACTCATAACACAAAGCATGTATTTGAAAGATACAAGAATAGAAATTGTCGGTGTGAATAAAAAAGACCCACTTCAATATGCTGAAGCAATTGACAAACTTGTAAGTTCTGGTTCATTTACAAGGAATGAGGTGCGGATTATGTTAGGTGAAGAACCATCAGACAATCCTGAATTAGACGAATACCTGATTACTAAAAACTACGAAAAAGCTAACAGTGGTGAAAATGATGAAAAAGAAAAAGATGAAAACACTTTGAAAGGTGGTGATGAAGATGAAAGCGGAGATTAAAGGCGTCATCGTTTCCAACGAAGATAAATGGGTTTACGAAATGCTTGGTATGGATTCGACTTGTCCTAAAGATGTTTTAACACAACTAGAATTTAGTGATGAAGATGTTGATATTATAATTAACTCAAATGGTGGTAACCTAGTAGCTGGTAGTGAAATATATACACATTTAAGAGCTCATAAAGGCAAAGTGAATGTTCGTATCACAGCAATAGCAGCAAGTGCGGCATCGCTTATCGCAATGGCTGGTGACCACATCGAAATGAGTCCGGTTGCTAGAATGATGATTCACAATCCTTCAAGTATTGCGCAAGGAGAAGCGAAAGATCTAAATCATGCTGCAGAAACATTAGAACATGTTGGTCAAATAATGGCTGAGGCATATGCGGTTAGAGCTGGTAAAAACAAACAAGAACTTGTAGAAATGATGGCTAGGGAAACGTGGCTAAATGCTGATGAAGCCATTGAACAAGGTTTTGCGGATAGTAAAATGTTTGAAAACGACAATATGCAAATTGTAGCAAGCAATACACAAGTGTTATCGAAAGATGTATTAAATCGTGTAACAGCTTTGGTAAGTAAAACGCCAGAGGTTAACATTGATATTGACGCAATAGCAAATAAAGTAATTGAAAAAATAAATATGAAAGAAAAGGAATCAGAAATCGATGTTGCAGATAGTAAAGTATCAGCAAATGGATTTTCAAGATTCCTTTTTTAATACAAAAAATAGGAGGTCATAAAATGACTATAAATTTATCGGAAACATTCGCAAATGCGAAAAACGAATTTATTAATGCAGTAAACAACGGTGAACCGCAAGAAAGACAAAATGAATTGTACGGTGACATGATTAACCAACTATTTGAAGAAACTAAATTACAAGCAAAAGCAGAAGCTGAAAGAGTTTCTAGTTTACCTAAATCAGCACAATCTTTGAGTGCAAACCAAAGAAGTTTCTTCATGGATATCAATAAAAACGTTAACTATAAAGAAGAAAAACTTTTGCCAGAAGAAACAATTGATAGAATTTTTGAAGATTTGACGACGAATCATCCGTTATTAGCTGATTTAGGTATTAAAAACGCTGGTTTGCGTTTGAAGTTCTTAAAATCTGAAACTTCTGGCGTAGCCGTTTGGGGTAAAATCTATGGTGAAATTAAAGGTCAATTAGATGCTGCGTTCAGTGAAGAAACAGCAATTCAAAATAAATTGACAGCGTTTGTTGTTTTACCAAAAGATTTAAATGATTTTGGTCCTGCGTGGATTGAAAGATTTGTTCGTGTTCAAATCGAAGAAGCATTTGCAGTGGCGCTTGAAACTGCGTTCTTAAAAGGTACTGGTAAAGACCAACCAATCGGCTTAAACCGTCAAGTACAAAAAGGTGTATCGGTAACTGAGGGTGCTTATCCAGAGAAAGAAGAACAAGGTACGCTTACATTTGCTAATCCGCGCGCTACAGTTAATGAATTGACGCAAGTGTTTAAATACCACTCAACTAACGAGAAAGGTAAATCAGTAGCGGTTAAAGGTAATGTAACAATGGTTGTTAATCCGTCCGATGCTTTTGAGGTTCAAGCACAGTATACACATTTAAATGCAAATGGCGTATATGTTACTGCTTTACCATTTAATTTGAATGTTATCGAGTCTACAGTCCAAGAAGCAGGTAAGGTTTTAACGTACGTTAAAGGTTTATATGATGGTTATTTAGCTGGTGGTATTAATGTTCAGAAATTTAAAGAAACACTTGCGTTAGATGATATGGATTTATACACTGCAAAACAATTTGCTTACGGCAAAGCGAAAGATAATAAAGTTGCTGCTGTTTGGAAATTAGATTTAAAAGGACATAAGCCAGCTTTAGAAGGTACCGAAGAAACACTATAAAATTTTATGAGGTGATAAAATGGTGAAATTTAAAGTTGTTAGAGCTTTTAAAGACATAGAGCACAATCAACACAAGTACAAAGTAGGGGAGTTGTATCCAGCTGAAGGGTATAACAATCCTCGTGTTGAATTGTTGACAAATCAAATCAAAAATAAGTACGACAAAGTTTATATCGTACCTTTAGATAAGCTGACAAAACAAGAATTATTAGAACTATGCGAATCATTACAAAAAAAAGCGTCTAGTTCAATGGTTAAAAGTGAAATCGTCGACTTATTGAATGGTGAAGACAATGACGATTGATGATTTGCTTGTCAAATTTAAATCACTTGAAAAGATTGACCATAATTCAGAGGATGAGTACTTAAAGCAGTTGTTAAAAATGTCGTACGAGCGTATAAAAAATCAGTGCGGAGTTTTTGAATTAGAGAATTTAATAGGTCAAGAATTGATACTTATACGCGCTAGATATGCTTATCAAGATTTATTAGAACACTTCAACGATAATTACAGACCTGAAATAATAGATTTTTCGTTATCTCTAATGGAGGTATCAGAAGATGAAGAAAGTGTTTAAAAAACCTAGAATTACAACTAAACGTTTAAATACTCGTGTTCATTTTTATAAGTATACTGAAAATAATGGTCCAGAAGCTGGAGAAAAAGAAGAAAAATTATTATATAGCTGTTGGGCGAGTATTGATGGTGTCTGGTTACGTGAATTAGAACAAGCTATCTCAAACGGAACCCAAAATGACATTAAATTGTATATTCGTGATCCGCAAGGTGATTATTTACCCAGTGAAGAACATTATCTTGAAATTGAATCAAGATATTTCAAAAATCGTTTGAATATAAAGCAAGTATCACCAGATTTGGATAATAAAGACTTTATTATGATTCGTGGAGGATATAGTTCATGAGTGTGAAAGTGATAGGTGATAAAGCATTAGAAAGAGAATTAGAAAAACGTTTTGGCATAAAAGAGATGGTAAAAGTTCAAGATAAGGCGCTAATA